GGTAATTGTGTTAGTAGTCCATGTGCTGTCGGCCTTATAGGTTCCAGCAGTACTGTCATAATAAATTATAGACTTATCTACCTTATTATCATCACTTAAAGGAAAACTAGATCCTTGCGGCCCTTGAGTCGATACTTCTATGACTGAACTATTGCTTTCGTCAACAGTTACAGTGTTTTTATTGGTTGTGATATTTACTGTGGTCATGCAGTGTATCCTTCATCCATATAAATAGTACCTTCTATCCAGTATTCTTTCAGCCCTGATCCATTAGTTAATAGCACATCATATTTATATTCATCAGCAGTAAACGTAGTTGTTTGAGTATCTGTTACTGTCCAAGTCCACGCTCCACCTGTTGCACTTGTAATTGCACAAGTAGCATCAGCCGCCTTAGTGGTACGTCCAGAATCCCAAATCTGACTTGCAATTGAATACCCCGAAAGATTTACCGCACTACCTCCTGAGTCTTTCAAAGTAACAGACACACTATGATCCGATCTCCGTTGGATCGTCATGTCATACGTTCCAGGTGCTATTGCCATAAGCTTTTTACCTTTGGATTTAGTATATCAAGACTCGATAGGTTTTAGCCTATAACCAAAACTAAACCGATCACAATCACTTCCTGCACAGTGCCAAAAATAAGGTCTTTTATTTGAAACAGAAAAACGTCTGACAGTTAAACCTTGATCATCATAATCAGTAATTACTTTATCTCCTTCTAAATATCTAAAAAAAGACTTCTCTTGCTCAGAAGCGTATGTAATATAAATCCTCTCTTCTGGCATTTTGTAATTTGTATGCCATCCCATAAATCCTGTAGGTGGATAATAAAAATGACCTGAAGAATAAATAGAATTATCGGGGTAAAGTTCTTTTAAGATGTGTAAGAGTTTGTTTGATATTTCTGCTGAGAATTTATAGAAATTTTTTGTTTCAGCCGTATTTATATCTTGATTAATAACAGAACTTAAAGCTTCTTCAGAAACATTTGCTTCCCATTCTTTGTTTGCCTTAATACCAATTGCCTTCGCTTCAAATTTTATTTCTTGTGTTTTTGATTCTATAACCTTTCTAATTTTTTCTTTAACAAATGTAGAGTAATTTTCTTTAAGCATTTAATTTGTCCTCATATTTTAAATCATAATCAATAAGCAAGACATCAGGAATATGATCTTTTAAATCAGCCGCCTTTGTGTATTTTGATAAGTCAACGGTCAGGCAAGCTTTTAGAGTCGTTTTATCATCTTCTATTTCGGAGGCAACAGATGTTTTACTATTTGCCAACGCCTTAATCTTCATATAATCTAATTTTGCTACTAAGTTGTTTTTAGTCATTTCTAATTCTTTTAACAAAGAAGCCATTATAGCTTGATAATCAACAACTATTTTGGTCGGATTAGTGTAATCATCAAAAGTACAATAAAATATTTCGTTGTATTTTATCCGTTCATCTTCATCCGTCATACTGTCTGTTATATCGGAAGCCGACAGGTAAGCAGCCCCTTCAGGAATTACACTCATAGCTATTAATTCGGCTGGAGTTTTATCCGAAATAATTGTTGCAAGCTTGGTTGTGCTTTTATCGTAGTTGTAAAAAACAGTTGTCATTAGGAGAAGAAAGCAATGGAAATGTAATCAGGATCTACTGCTTGTCGATAATAAAAAGCACCTACATCATAATCGTCAGAAGACATACTATGAACCTCTTGATAAAATTTATAAGCAGATAAAGTAAAACTATTTGTAGATCGACTTGTTACCATAATTCGCCTCCAGTTGTCCGTTTTTAAACTGTTGTCTTGTCCTGTTGCAGCGTCACCAGCACCATAAATAGCACTTTCATCAATAGCACCAATAATGACTCCATAACTTGTCCCATTTCTAATGGAGGCATCAATCGTAATTGTGTATAGACCTGTACCAGTACGTGAAATGCTTAAATTATTAGATTTAATCGTTGAGCCATTTGTCCCGTTAAAAGCAATGGCACCGTTAATAATTAAACTTGTCGTGGCTTGTGTCTGCCAAGATAATACACCCGACCCATCTGTCTTTAAAAATTGACCTGACGAGCCATCATCTGAAGGCAGAGTTAAAGTAAAATTCGACCCGATATTTGAAGGAGCTTGTATCGCTGCGTAATTAGAACTGTCTGAATCGTATAAACGAAGATCAAGTTGCCCTTTAATATTTAAACCAGTACTATCAAAAGACGCTCTTTCTGTTCCTCCTGTCGTAACCGATAAAGTATCTGCTGCCGATCTGTATAACCCTAAATTCGTATCAGAAGCAAAAGTTAAAGAAGGTGCTGACACGCTTCCATTTGTTGCTTTTAAAGGTACTTGTGGTTCACTTCCATCTGACTTGAATAAATGAGAAGCCGTTCCACCTGCTGAAAGTCCTAAAATATTAGATCCTGATCTGTATAAACCTGTGTCTGTGTCTGAATCAAAGGCTATAGATGGTGCGCCGTTTGTTCCATTTGCTATTTCTACGACACCTGTAAATGTTGGACTGGCTAATTTTGCTAATCCTAAGTTTGCTACTCCTACATCTCCAACCTCATGCCAAGTCGTATTAGTAGAAGCATCTCGCATGTATAACTTATTGACATCTGTTCTTACTTGCCATTGATATGGATAACTATTTGCACCTGTGATCGCACTGGAATTACTAGAGTTTGAACCTATTGCCGCCAGCGCAGCATTAAGGTCTGTTCTTACAGCTTGACCTGAAGCATTTGAAATAACTAAATCATGGACTGTCATTTACTTGCTACCTTTTTCATTAGTTTAACTGCCACGACCAAATCCTACAGCCGTATAAGAAAAATTCCTATCAATTACGCTGTTTGAACTGTTCTTAAAAATAACGGTGAAGCCTGTTCCTGTCACACTCGAAACTGCAAAATAATCGCCTGAAGCCATATTGTAAGCAGTAATCCCAATGCTAGGAAGATATGCGGTTGTACTTCCTCCTACAACAGACGTTCCAGTAAAGAAAGCCTTACCAAATGTAATAGCTTTACCGCTACCGCTAGTGCCACTAGCTATTGCAGCCGTAGACTGCTCTGTCCTTCTTGTAAATTTAAGCTGAAAACCAAGCTGATCCACAAGAATATTTTGAGCTACATCTGTTGTGGACAACGCTGATCTAAACTTAAAACCTCTGCCTCTAAATGTTCCATTAGCAAAAGGTGAGAAGGGACCATAACTAGAAGCATCGTCAGAAGTTGAAACCTCTAGCACAGCATTAACTTTATCTGGAATATCACCATCAAAATCAGTCCAAGTATCAATTAAATCTGTCCTACTATCAATTAAAGCTGAAGGGTATAAACCTCTAGTTGCGAACACTCTTTCAAGGTCAACATTAAAAATAGCCCCAAGATCTAAAGCATTTTGAAAAGCATAAGTACCTGTTGCATTAGCAGATGGATCTGTAAGCTTCAAAGCATCATAAGTAGCATCATAAACTGTATTTGTTTTTGTTCCAGGGAAATTACCTGTATCCTCTCTTTGCTGCAATCCAACTAATAATTCATCAACAGCAGGAGCCGTAATAATAATGCTGGTTTCCCCGTCACTAAAATTACCAGTATCATCAGCAAACTTCGCAATGTATTCTCCAGTCATCAAAGGTACGACCGCTTGAGTACTGTTTCCTGCTAATGAATTAATTAGATCAGTTGAGTTAGACCACGTTCCAGTTCCATTTGTTAAAGAAGAATGTCTTATATGAACTCGTCCTCCATGAAGAACGTCAACATCAGTCGACTTATCCCAAGTTAATCTTGCTGAGTTTGCGTTGATCCCTTCAAAAGAAAGATTGGTGACATTAGCAGGTTTAGTCGTTTTACCAACAGCATTAAACGTAAGATCACTCGTTAAATTAGAAGGTGATAAATTGATATTAAAAGCAGCAACTTTAAATTCATATTCACCAACTTGGCTATTTTCTATTTCAAATGAAGAACTTGCCACTGTAAATGTGTACCAAGTTCCTTTTTCAAATCTGTATTGTAATTGATATTGAATAACCCCAATCGAAGGTTTCCAACTAACAATTATTTTTGGTACTGCTTTACCGTTAATAACAACAATTTTTTCTAAAGCTGCTAAATCAGCAGGTGGAGTTGCTGGTGCGTTTAATACAGAAACATTCCTTGGGGGTAAAGTAATACCTGATTCAATATTTGCATATTTACCTTCAATATACGGAGAAGCTGTGATGACATAATTAGCTCCTTCGTCTTCTTCTACAACAGATAAAATTCTCCATTCTTCTGCTTCTACAGTGTTATTTTCTAACAACCAGATGCTTCCTACTGCTGGAGCTTGGCTATAAGCACTAGCAACTGTTATTGCCGCCCCAGACTTACTACTTACATTCCTTATTTCTGTTAATCCATCAGGCAAAATAACACTTAACTTTGCATTGCCTGTAATAGATAAATCGGTTGCATCCTCATTATCTACAGTAATAACAGTTGTTGACGCAGCAGAAATTCTACCTCCTCTTCTGATTCCACTTCTAACAGGATCTATTACACTAATTACCATCCCTGGCCTGACAATCGTTCCACTATTTATTGATGTCTTAAACGTGATAACTTCTGATTCTCTTTGCTCTGTAAATGCTAAATATTTTCCAAGACGTTGAGCTTGTCCCCTAGAAGTACAAGCAAATGCTTTAACTTGCTTTATAATTGAACCCCACTTCGCTACATTTGCAGTATCTTCATAAGTCTCATAATCAATATCAATAGAATCCATATTAAAGTAACTGACTACAAAAACCGTATGTCTAGTTTTTAAACTTGTACCGCTATATGTAAATCCTTCAGGACTAACATTGGATAAATTAAATAAGTAAGAAGTTGTAGTTGGCTTATCCTGAGATAATGTTATTGATCCTGCACCCCAAAAAGGCATACATCTCATTACACCTGCTAATTCATTGATTAAATCAAATGCTTCTGTTGGAGTTTGAATAGAAACATTACAACTAAATCTTGCTTCTTGACTTCCAAATCCATCACTTACAAGTTCATTAGCATAAACACTTGCAGCGTAAAAAGAAAACTTATCAAGCCTAGAAGCATTGCCATTGAAACTACTTTTTTCCGCATCAGTTAGTATTTGTTCTCCAAATCCGTAGCGTTGCGAACATAATAAATCGTAAAGTATCCAGCTTGGGCAACTGCACCATTGAGCAGCTCCGAAAGTTCCGTTCCACGCTCCAGAATAAGTAACTCTTCCAGTATTTGAGTCTACACTTGCGTTATTGGGTAGTCTTATCTTTACTCCCCTTAAACGATATGACCTTTGAGGAATACTTGAAAATTGCTTACTATCAACCCTAAGTGCAAAATAAGCAGAGTTTAAATATCTTTGTTTTTCATCAATAACAGTTGTAAAACTTGTCCAAGTAAAAGAATCCTTTAGTGATTCATCTCCGCTATCTGCTGTTGTTCTGACAACTTTAATATCAAGAGGAAAAGCATTACCGCTATTTTTTGTGTGATCTAAATTAACTAAATAATCTTTTTGATAAGCATCTCCCGTCCGTCCTGTAACAGTGTCAGTAATTAAATCTGTATAACTAGATTCTCCGTTGTATTTAATCTGTATTTTTAAGGAAACACTTGATCCTCTCAAGTCTCCGTCATCTTCTGCTTTCTGTATTTGAGGCCAAGTTATTGTCACTCTTACTGCATCTGGATCGTCAGCACCACCACCTGCTGCCTGTATCTGTCTACTAACACCACCACCAGCTTGAGTAACAGTAACTCCTACATTCGTAGGACTTGCAACGCTATCTTTTAACCCTGTTATATAGTCCTGATTTGATGTTCCATAACGAGGAGTAAACTCAACATCTTTAAAGTTGTAATCAGAATCCTGAAGATTAGTTACATCTGCACCTGCGTCTAAAACTGGAGTCTTATCAAAATAAATATCTTTTAAAGCAGCATTATCGTAATTAGTTGTATCTCTTGTGTAAGCCTTAGCAGAAGGAAACCCTTCTATTTCGCCCTCAGAAACTAGATCTTGGATCGTTGCAAATTGCCTTGAGTCAAGAGTATCAGGTTCTCTTACGGGGGCAGGAGGACGTTTAGGTGCGCCACCAGACCCTCTTATTTGTTTAGTCATGCCACAACCTGCTCAGTGTCAATTGCTGCACTAATTATGACCGATCCAGTGAAGATTTCTCCATAAATTATTGGTACAGGAGTTCCTGCTCTTGTTGTGTTTTGTACCCCTCCAAATGAATAAGACAATTTTGGATCTTGTTCGTATTCTGGTTTTTTAGGAACAGGTGTAAGCATCCCTGCTATTCCACCAAGGACTAAAGATGCTCCTACTTGAACCAAAGCTTTTGTAACCCAACCTGCTCCTTGCCAACCAGCAGCTTTTATTCCTGCAAATGCACCTGTACTTGCTGGCATTGCAATAGCGGCTGCTATTAATGCTGCTCCTAAAATAATTCGTCCTGTATTACCTCCTGCTCCTCCAATTACAGGAACAATTTTAACTTCATTACTTGCTGGATAATGTAACTCCTCCTGCTCTACCTCGAAATTTCCAGTGCTTATTTTATAATATTGCTCTGCCATGTGACCTTGTAACTCAGGCCAATTAGCAACCAAAAATCTAATTGCTTCAGCAGGTGTGCTTATATCAGCTTCCATCGTTTCTTGACCGCCACGTTCCACCACGAAGTCAGCTAACGGGCCATAGAGTTTAACTTTGCGGAGCATAACGATACCTCTTACCAGTACATTTTAGGAGCCATTCGTCTAATAAGTCTTCTGTACTTAGTCTCCCAGTACAGTGATGCAACACTTTTTGTTGAGGAATGTAGACTCCGACATGGTTTAGTCCTGGGTGCATCATAGACATAAGTAGAACATCTCCCTTTTCAAATCCTTCTTCGGGTCTTAATTCCCTAAAACCTGCCTCGGCTGATAAAGATTCAAATAATGGATGATCTAAAAAATCAGCAGGTGTTCTAGGTCGTTCCCAATCTTTTAAAACAATACTTAATTCCTCTTTATACCAATCTCTTACTAAAGTCCAACAATCAGAAACACCCCAACACCAAGGTCTTCCCAATAAAGGTGCTTTGTATCCATTGGGTTCACATTCTCCCCATGTTTCAGTATTTGGATTAACAATATGCCAAGGTAATTTACTTGCCTCACAACTAATTAAATCCGCTTTACTTGGAGTCGGATAAGTAACAGGATGAGAATGAACAATAGACATAATCGTTCCTTTGTCTGACCATTTTGCATAGTCATCAGGATCTAATAAAAAAGTTGTTGTTGGCTCGTCAGCAATATTGCTGCAACGCTTGTAATGCTCTTTCCCTTTTATTAATACAACTAAACCAACAGACTCTTTGGGATCTGCCTCCTTTGCGTGAAGTAACGCAGCTTCTTTCCACTTCATGCGAAGAACGTCCCAACCCCAGGAAATTCAGATCGTAAACATTGTCTTTTTGGTCCACGAACTCCTTGCAAATCCAGAGAAGCACTTAATTCAAAGGAGACTACCTCTCTTGATTCAGTTGCTTTCCTATCCACTATCCATGTCTCTCTAGGAAACTCAGCATAAGGATCTGGTGTCCCTAAAGGATTACTACCTCCTGAAAAATTAGCGGCATCTAAATATCGTGCCAATGTCCTTATCCTAATCAATTCTGCTCCTGCTAAATCATTCCCAGGCGTTGTTTCATTTGCCGTTTGTAGTATTGCTGTCATAGCAGATAATCCATTACTAATTGTTAATCCTGGTCTTGGGACTTGACCTGATTGGTAAGAGAAACCTGATGCCTCTATAGGTAAACGAGTATAAGAATTTCCTTGCCAGACAACCTCCCCATTTGAATTTAAATTTGTCCCTGCATGAAATCTTTGCGTAGTTGTAACGCTATCAGGATTACCCGTTGCATAGTGTATTCCTTCTTTTAGTTTCAATTCAAATAGTTCAATAATTGCTGATGGATTTAGCTTCTGTAGCTCTTGATAAACACTACTGATTGCAGTCCAAGTAACACCACCATCTACAACAGTACTTTCTAATTTACGAGGCCAAACAGGTTCAGACGAACCACTCGTCCCTGCTGTCGTAACTTTAAAAACAAAACCAGTATCTTGGACAGTGGTGGCTCGTCTTACATCACCAACACTAAAAGATGTACTGGCTGCCCATGCTGCTACTGCTGACATTAGGGTTCAAATACCTCCCTAAATGTTGCACTAATTGTTGCTCTATTTAAGTATGGAATAGTCTTAGTCCAACTAGCGCATACATAATCACTTGAAGAACTTTCCCCTGGAGGTGTCCAAGTAAAACTTGCAGAATCATTTGCTCTTGCATCTAAAAAAGTTTCAATTGTATCTGCATCTGCTTCAGATACTTTAAAAGTAACTCGATAAACCTTTGGATTTTGATGCTGTGCTAAACCAAATAAAATCCTTTGCTCATAACCATCTGCAAATTGGATAGTCCTTGTTTTAGGGCTACTTGTTTTTTGAACCCCGTAAGTTGGAGTGACGTTTGGAAAATTTGCCATTACGCTAATAAACCTCCAGGTCTTTTCTCTTTAACTAATTCAGCTTGTATAGCTGCTGCCAGCATATCTCCTAATTCCTGTGCTGCACCAGCATCACCTTCTACTGACGAACCAGAAGCATCTACGTTTACAACAATATTTGCTCCTCCCATTGCATGATTTGGAACGATATTACCGCTAGAACCTGGAACGAATAACTCTGGGCCTTTTTCTCCAACAACATAAGGTGATCCTCCTTTTACTGGGCCTCCAAAAGCTCTAGGCAAAACAGGTGGAGTCCTTGGCCCTGGATTTCCTGTTACTCTATCCAATACAGGAAGAGGGTTTACATTATTGTTTGACCATAATTTAGAATTGCCAAAAAAATCAAGCCCTATTTTTAATATTTTCATTTGTATTTGCTTTGCAATCATCTGTGCAGCCATATCTAAGAAATGATCTGCTGTCCTTTGGAATAGATTTGCTAATGCCTGTTGCGCTGTCATTGAACCACTAACTATTCCTTTAAACGATTCAGCAAATGAATTACCAACAGACACAGAAAGTTCCCTTAATTGATACAGAGGGTCCATTAATTTCTGAATTTCTGATCTTGTTTGAGCAATAAATAAAGAATGTTCTTGAACTTGAACCCATTCTCTTTCTTTCTCTATAAGTCTATCTGTCTCTTCCCATTCTAATTTTTTTAATCGAACCCTTTCTTTTCCATAATATAAAGGATCTGCTTTTTCGTTACTTATTGATTGAGGGCCACTTGCCGCTATCGTAGCCCTCAATATATCTTTATTTTTAACTTTCCTTAAATTTTCTAATTCAACTGCTCTTTCTTCAGATCTTCTTCTTAATTCAATACGAGCAGCAATTGCACCTTCTATGTTTAAAATCTCAAGAACTTTTCTAGCTTTTTCATCACTTAATCCATTATCTTCTTTTCTTAATTTATTAATTTGTTCTAATACTTTTACTGCATCATTTGCTTCAGCTAAACCGTAAAAATTTTCAGGATTTTTACCAAAAGTAGAAGTTAAAGCTAAACGAGCATTTCCACCAAATTGAGCAAAAGCAGCAGAAGCTTCTAAAACTTCTTCTTTTGTCATATCAAGCCGAGTAGCTAAATTTTTAACGCCTTTTGCCGTTATTAACGATTCGCTTCCTGTTTGTCTTATAGAATTATTAACTTTATCAATAGAATTTTGAAAATTAATAGCATCTTGAGCAGCAGTAGCTAATGCAGTACCAACTATAGAAAGACCAAAGCCAAATCCTCCACCTAAAGCTCCTCCTGCAACACCACCAATACCACCACCTAATGCACTTAAACCACCTTGACCAAAGAGGAATGGGAAACCTCCACCAATCATTCCACTACTAACTGCACCTGATATTCGACCACCTCTACCTCTGCTATTAGCAAAAGCACCTTGAGGATTTGCTGCCTTGCCAAAACCTAATCTGTTAAACATTGATTGTCTTGGCCCTACAGCACCAGGAGCATAAGCAGTGGGATCTCCTCTTAACCTACTATTTATTTGCGTTTGTATTTGATTCGTTCTTTCCGTTTCTAGTCGTAGTAATTCTGTTGCAGAAGCTTTTTCTATTTTTTGATTAGCATTTTTCATTCTCCAAAAACGTGCATCAATAGCTCTTGATCTTCTTTCGTTAATTGCACGATTTCGCATCTTTGCAGCTTCTTCATCTGGTGTCCCGACATACCTTCTTCCAAAAGCTCTATTTCTACTCCCTGGCCTTGTTTTGCCTGTCTCTGGATCTTTAGGCAACCTCCCTCTCATACCTGAAGCAATTGGGCCTAACCCTTGATTAACTAAATTATTTAATGCCGCCTGTTCTTTTACTTGTACCTTAATAACACTAGCAAGTTCTAATGCTGCATTTTTTGCTTTTTGAGTAGAGGAATGATACCCCTCCATTTCGCTTCTTAACTTTGAAACAAATCCATTTAATTCGTTTAAAGGTGTTTTTTGTCGTTCTAATGTTTGCCCTATTGTTTCATTGGCAGATTTCCACCATTCGACCATCCCTTTTAATCCTTTTGTCGCTGCATCAATTGCAGTTCCGACAAACATTATTAACCCACCAACAACTTTTGCAGTATCTTTTACAGCCCTCCAAGCTACTAATTGTGTATTAACTGATTTTGTAACTCTTTCAGAAGCGGAATATGTAACTTGGACTTCCCTGTTATATTTGCCAACTACTTGATCTATTTTCTTTTCAATTTTATCTAAACTTTGAAATAACTTATCAGTTGCTTTCTTTATCTGTTTATCGTTAACAGTAAACGTAAGAGTTCTCGAATAACCTTGATCAGCCACTTATTTTGCCTCCAGCCCAAACTATCCCTTTAGTTTACCTGCTTTGTGTCCTACTAGCAGTACCTCTTTGAACTTTATCTTTTTCTCGTTCGTCTTCTTCATGCTTTAAAGCAAAATAAGCTGACCAACCCATCACCTCTTCCATCGTTAATTCGTTTGCCAAACGAGCGACAGTCATGCCTAACTCCTTCGCCAAGGCAAACATAAAATAAGAAAATTTATCAGCTTTTCAAGTCAGCCTGAACTTCTTCCACCTCCTTATCAGTACCTGATTCAAGCATCACTAATTGTATCTCCTGCAAAATACCAGCTTCAACTTCTCGTCTTAAAGCAGGCTTATCACCATCTTGAAATAATCTTTTACCATTTTTATCTAATGCTTTTTCTATCATTAAAGCCAAAGCAAAATCATTAGAATCATTAATGTTTGCTTTTTTCTGAATTGATTCTCTATCTGCAATAGTTAAAGGATGCCAATAAACAGTAAAAACAACTTCGTCATCTTTTACAACATTATGTTGATATAACTGACTGATACCAAATTTACTGCGAAGGAGTTCAATGGCTTTAGCCATAAATAAATCTTTAAATTAATAACAATACTATACTAAGCGTTTGCAGAAAATTCACAAAATATTACTCCAGCAAAATGAGATTCATCTTCTGATTCAAATGCTCCAGGGCCACTCAAATCTCTAGTTCTAGGTTTACAACTATAAGTATCTGCATAATCAGAAGCATTAACAGACGTAATTCCATCAATTACAGACTCACTAATGGCAGCCAAAACTGATGTTCCCTTTGACTTCGGAACATAAACATTACAAACGATAGACCCAGAATAAAAATCACTAGAAGCACCTTGATTCTGTAAAGCAGATTGCCCGAAATTAATTGACATTGTTATGTATTTAACATTTTTCCCAGGAGTTGTATAAGCAATATTGTCATAAACCATCTTTACAGATGGATCAGCATCCTTAACTGCATCAGTAATTGCTTTCTCAAAAGCAGCTCGAACTTTTACAAGTGTCATGATTTTTTGTAACTAGTTTGAGGAGAATACCCTGGTTCTTTTTCTAATCTTTTTTCATGAAAGGCTCTAAAACGAATATCACTTCCCACTCTAATGTCAGGACGTTTATCTGAAAAAAATCTATCTATTTTTGCTTTCATACTGTTATTAGCAGATGTTCCTGCTAGATAATCAGGAATCTTTGATTTAAGTGAAAGTAACGCCCAAGAAGAATACTTAACAGTATTACCAATAAAAACAGCTTTATTTCTTTTAAATTTAGCTTCAACGGGATACCTTTGTTCAATCAAAGGTTTTTGACCAGGAGCTAATACAGTTCGACTGCTACCTTTTGGCCCTCTCGTTACTGTTTTTATCTTTGCCCATCGAGGAAAATTCTTTCGTTCATCTGTTTTTTTAATAATATTATGATCAGCCTTCCAACTAGAAGCAAAAAAACCAGTCAAAACAGCACTAACACCATTTTTCTTGCTATCTGACGTTAAATCATTAACAACAGCACGAACAAATCCGTTCAAATCTGCATCTATTGTGTCTTCCATGTCCTTTCTAATCATATCAGCAAAGTCCTTTGCCTTTATCTCAGTATAAGATGTTCCCCTTGGGCCATAACCTCTACGAGCAGCTCTTTTAGCCATCAGAACCTCACCTGAATTGTATGTAGATAAACCTGTCCACCACGTTTTGTATTTATATCAGTTATTTGAGAAACATGTGTTGCCCCTGCATAACTCAACGTAATCTCATCTTCAAACGTAGGTTGATGATCTCCTATTAAGTTGGGTGTTATGTATAACTTTGCGCTTCTTGATTCTCTACCCCCATCCTCTTCTGACTTTATAAATTCAACAGGTACTTTTATATCGGAATAGCTGGTAGTTGTAGTTAATTGCTTACCTGCGGCTACGTTGTAACTACCTTTTGAGATAGCAGAATATGTGATTGTGGTATCTAAAGCTGTTCCAAGATCAGAGACTACCTGCTTGGCAATTGCTTTAAATGCTGTGTCTAATGCTCCTGCCATAATTAACCTCTAACTACTCGAACTTGGTAACTACCAGAACCACCAAGGCAATAAGCACCTAAATAGCTCTGTAACCAAGGATAAACATCAAAAACATTGTTAATCGTTCCAACACCTTGACTATCAGTGTTGTACTTAACCTCCATATCTCCTATTTTGACTTCTTCGTAAGTTCCGTCAGTACCTTTGTTACCAGTTATTGCATCTGTCTCATTTGCTAATGCCCTGCTTAATTCATATTGTGCATATTTAATATCTTTTGGAATAGCGGTACAAGCAAGTTCTACATCATCAACGTGATAGTTATTTCTAGGCCATTTTAATGCTTGCCCGTCATCACAACGATCACCATAGAAATTAAGACTATCAATCCATCTCGTAGCAGATATTAATGCTCGATTCTTTTGATCATCAGTCTTATTATCCCAAGTCGTTGAATCTGGGACGGTTTCAAAGTAAGTGTTTGCTTCAGCTAAAGTCACATAGCTATTAGCTGTTGCAGACTTCAACGTGGCAACGATAGTTGCAGCCACAATCCTTAAAATACATTTCCTCTATATTGTAGCGTCATAAAAAACCCCCACCAAATAAATGATGAGGGTTTCTTTGACTTCCGACTCAATACTAAATCAAATAGTAGTTGTGTCTAGAGGTGTGTTAACAGTGATCTGAACAGCAGGGATCAAATCAACGTCATAAGTAACACCCCACTTGTTAGCAGTAGCTAAATGTGCATTGGTTGGGTTGTCAGCAGCATCTACCCACTTAGTACCCATTACATGAT